ATGTATGGCATACCAGCGGTACGCAGAGACCACGATCGAACGGTCCGAGATCTCCGCAGAGTTCTATTCAACACCGCAGAGATACGTTACCGGCTTAGATCCGGATGCCGATCCGCTCGAACCGTGGAGAGCTTCGCTGTCAGCGATGTTGAGATTTGATAAAGATGAAGATGGCGGAAGCCCTTCACTTGGCCAGTTCCCACAGATGGCAATGACACCGTTCATTGATGAACTGAAGATGGCTGCATCTCTGTTCGGTGGCGAAACCGGATTGACACTGGATGATCTTGGCTTTGTGCAGGCGAATCCGTCTTCAGCCGAAGCAATCAAAGCATCGCATGAGACATTGCGCCTGATGGCAAGGAAAGCACAGAGAACGTATGCATCAGCATTTGCTAATATCGGCTTTGTGGCTGCGTCTGTCCGTGATGAAATGCCATACAACAGATCTATCGTTACCGGAATGCGGGCGAGATGGGAACCGATCTTTGAACCGGATGCATCCGCTATGTCTGTAGTCGGAGATGGTGTCATCAAGATCAACCAGGCTGTTCCTAACTACTTCACAAAGGACAATCTGAGAGAATTGACAGGCATCGAAGCCGAGGACAATGAACCGGTAAGCGTAGAAGAGGCAGAAGAGGAGCTGATTGAATGACAGAGCTGGGACAGACCATCCTGGCTAATGCTGAGAAGCTCCTCGCAGGCTATGTCTACAATGACAGGAAGCTGAAGAGGCTCGGAAAGCAGATCCGGGACGGAACCATTGACTATGAAGTGGCAAACGAGTATGCGGTTAGGCTTGGTGAGCTGACATCGCAGGCTATGAAAAAGAGCACGAACGGTTTAGCGTTTATGTCGGAAGAGGTGGCTGATGAGGTCTTTACTCCCCTTTTGACACACAACCACGATCTGATGGTAACGGTGACCGATCAGCTCCAGAAGAACATCAACGCTTCTAACGGCCTTGGAATCCGCCCTGTAACGCCTGAACTGGACACCAACAGAATCACCGGGATAGTGAAGAAAGTCGCATCCTACGACACTCTGGAGGGGTCTGAATGGATGCTGGGTGAACCGGTAATCAATTACACGCAGGCGATCACTGATCAGGCGATCCGGGACAACGCAACAGCCAATGATGCGATGGGATTACAGGCAAAAATTATCAGAGAAACAGGGCCGGCAGAAACTCGCACCATCACGAGAGGAAAATATACGGCTTCGTATAATGTCCCTTGTCCGTGGTGCGAGAATCTCGCGGGCACCTACGATTACGCAGATGTAAAAGCTACCGGATCAGATGTCTATCGAAGGCATGAGAACTGCCGGTGCATTGTTACATATCAACAGGGTGCGAACAGACAGGATGTATGGTCCAAGACAACATGGACCGAACAGGATTCTGAGCGAAGATCCGAGCTAATATCGGCAAGGATGAACGAGCTATCCAGGACAAGACAGGCAGAAGCCGAGCGCAAAGCTACAAGGCGGAGCAATGTCGAGATGGTATCGTCTGAACTTGGATATTCTGCAAAAGGCGCATCGATCTGGCTGAACGCAAATAAGGCAGATATTGAGAAGTACGGCATTGAATACATGCTGTACTACACACGCAACCTGAACACAAAAGCACGAAGGGCTGCACTAAGTTAGGAGAGTTAGGAGATGGCAGACCATAAGGTTGGCAGCCAACTCCCGACCCAAAGCATTGTGCTTCCTTTTGAATCGTCAAAAGGGGCAGAGGCTATAGAAATATACGAGCAATCCGGGCGGAAGGCTTTCGATTGGCAGAAGCTGTTAGTTTCCGACATGATGGCCGTAGGCCCGGATGGTTTATGGACACATCAGAAATTCGGCTATGAAGTTCCAAGGCAGAACGGAAAAGGCGAAGTGCTTGTAATGCGTGAATGGTGGGGTCTTGTTAATGGTGAGAACATCTGCCATACAGCGCATAAGACAAGTACATCGCACTCTGCATTCGTTCGTCTTAAAAAAGCACTGGACGATGCAGGCTACACGGAACTTGGCCGGAAGAAGAAAGATGCAGTCATTCCGGACCGGTCGTACAAGTCAACGAAGCAGTACGGACTGGAACAGATATTTCTGACTGAAGGCGGAACGATCGTATTCCGCACCAGGACGGAAGCAGGCGGTATCGGTGAATCCTTTGACTTATTAGTAATTGATGAGGCTCAGGAATACACCGAGACGCAGCAGTCTGCATTGATGTACACGATCTCTGCAAGTATGAACCCTCAGACAATCATGTGCGGTACACCGCCGACAGTATCGTCGAAGGGAACTGTATTCGTGAATCTTAGAAATAAGACGCTTGCGGGCAAGTCACCTGACACCGGCTGGGCTGAATGGTCTGTCTACCAGAAGCCTAAAGATGTCATGGAGACAGATCTGTGGTATCAGACCAATCCTTCACTCGGTTTCAGATTGCGAGAGCGCACGATCAGAAATGAGGATGTATCCAACGAACTGGATTTCATGATCCAGCGACTTGGATACTGGCACTCTTACGCACTGCAATCAGAGATCACCGAAGCTGACTGGAAGCATTTAGCAGTTCAGTCTGTTCCGGATCTGAAGGGGAAGCTGTTCGCTGGGATCAAGTTCGGCTCAGATGGTCTGAATACATCGATGTCCATTGCTGTACGATGCACGGACGGACGGATCTTCGTGGAAACCATCGACTGCCAGCCACAGGCTAAAGGCTTTGACTGGCTGATCAGGTTCCTGAAGAAGGCAAGCATCACAAAGGTGTCGATTGATGGAAAAGGCAAAACGGATCTTTTTTTACAGGTCTGTGAGGAAGCCGGGATTAAAGCAAAACTGCTTAATGCTAACACGACAAGCGAATCGATCACGGCGTATTCCTCATTCCGCCAGGCGATCGACACCGAAGCGATCTGCCATAAGAGCCAGCCGTCAGTCATTCAGGCAGTATCCAACTGTGAAAAAAGGCTGATTGGCACAAACGGCGCATTCGGATTCCGGTCCATTAAGGAAGGGGTCGACATTTCTATAGTTGAGAGCCTCGCATTGGCATATTGGATGTGCCAGACGACAAAGGAGAGGCGCAAGCAGAGAATTATGTATTAAGTCGGGGATCTCCTCCGGCTTTTTATACAGGTCTACCGGACCGCAAAAACGGGAAAAGGAGAGTAAAAGAAATATGGCTGAATTTAAATCTATCACCACACAGGAAGAATTTGATGAGCGCATCAAAGAGCGTATCGGCAAGGTCGAGAAGAAGGTGCGTGACGAGTACAAGGACTGGATTTCACCGGACAAACTTGTGGAAATGAACGAATCGCACTCAAGAGAAATCGAAAAGATCAACAAGGCTCACGCAGATGAACTTGCCAAGTATGCGGGGTATGACGAGAAGTTCACAGCACAAGAAAAGGAGATCAACACGCTCCGGATCGGTGCATTGAAGGCTAAGATCGCAAACGCAAAGAAGCTTCCTTATGACGCAATAGAGTTCCTTGCGGGTGAGGATGAAGAATCTATCAGCGATAGTGCGGACAGGCTCGCTAAGCTATCTGCACGGTCAAACCCTGTTTTCTCATTTACTCGGGACACCGAAGAGGGAAACGGCACTGATGTATGGCGAGATCTGGCTCGCAACTTTAATAAAGAGTAAGGAGATATAAAATGGCTAACGTATTAACAAGAGGAACCAACCTCCCAACACAGATCGTTGAAGAAATGTTCAACGCTGTAACAGGCAAATCTTCCCTGGCTAAGCTCTCCGGAGCAAAGCCAATTCCGTTCAACGGAACAACTGAGTTCGTATTCTCACTGGATAAGGAAGTCGACATCGTAGCTGAAAACGGTGCAAAGTCTAACGGAGGTGCTACAGTCACGCCTAAGACGATTCGGCCGATCAAGTTCGAATACGGCGTTCGTGTATCTGATGAGTTCCTGTATGGCACAGAAGAATACAGAATGGATGTTCTCCGTCAGTTCGCTGAGGGTGCTGCTAAGAAGGCAGCGCGTGGTTTTGACATTGCTGCAATGCATGGCTTCAACCCACGTACAGGCACAACTTCCGCAGTAGTAAACGGCGAAGACTTCGACCACATTGCTACAGCCAACACTGTTACTTATGTAGCAGCTTCCGCTGATGCAAACATCGATGCAGCTATTGCTCTGCTCGGTGATGTCGATGCTAACGGTATCGCTATTTCTCCGGCTATGAGAAATGCTATTGCTGCACTGACAGTCAATGGTGCTCGTAAGTATCCGGAATTTGCTTTCGGTGCACAGCCTGGAACCTTAGGCGCAATGGCTCTTGATACAAACAGCACTGTATCTTTCGGTAACACCCAGTCCGCAGGTGACCATGCTATCCTCGGTGACTTTGCAAATGCTTTCAGATGGGGCTATGCTAAGGAAATTCCGCTGGAAGTTATCCAGTATGGTAATCCGGACAACGATGCGACAGCAGGCGACCTGAAAGGCCACAACCAGGTTTATCTCAGAGCTGAGTTCTACATCGGCTGGGCTATCCTGGATGGTACTCGTTTCGCTCGTGTAACAGTAGCGTAATGTTCACGTACAGAAACAAATTGACAGGGGCGGTAGTTACCGTCCCTTGTCACGTTTCTGGTGCCTGGGAGCTTGTTTCTGAGAAGAAGGAAGAAGAATCCGCACCGAAACCAAAAAAGAAAACGACAAAAACAACAGCTAAAAAGAAATGAGGTGACAGCATGAGCGATTATGCGACAGTAACGGATGTCATTCAACTGTGGCGGGAATTGACACCCGAGGAAGCTGGCAGAGCTTCTGCCTTGCTGCCGATCATCTCAAACGAACTGCGCTGGCGTGCAAATATGGTCGACAGGGATCTGGACCTGATGATCGAAGAAACACCTGTCCTGGCTGATGTTGCCAAGGAAGTTACTGTATCGATTGTATCCAGAATCTTGCGACAGAGCACGACCGGCGATGCTCTGACACAGGAGAGCCAATCCGGGTTAGGCTATTCCTGGTCAGGAACATACGCTGTAGCAGGCGGTGGGATCGGGAACGCAATCATGAACTATGATCTGAAGCGTTTAGGTCTCCGCCGTCCTCGCATTGGAGTAATTGACTTCTATGATCCACGGAACAACGGTGATCTTGTATAACAAGGAAGTCACGGAACGGAATGCTATGAACGAGCCGGTCTATGACTGGTTCGCTCATTCCTATTCTGTCGATGATGTCCTTGTTGGAGAGCCGACACCACAGGAGAAGATTGACGAGATGACCATGACCGGCAAACAGATTGCATTCACGCTTGGCATTCCCAAGGGCGATACGCATGACTGGGAAGATCAGGTCGTTGAGTTCTTTGGGCGCAAGTTCCGGACATTTGGCATACCACAGGAAGGAATCGAAGCAAACATT